GGGTTTGTTGCTACTATTTCTTCACAGTAGTGTAGGTTATTCATTTCAGCTATACGATCTACAAACAACACACCAGGCTCTGCCCAGTCCCATGTAGATTCCATAATCTGATCCCATAGCTTTTTAGCACATATGGTCTTATATGTTTTATGTTCAAACACTAAATCAAAAGAGCTATCATCAGTGTTTGTAAGCGCTTCCATAAATTTATCTGTTATACCTACGCTAATATTAAAACCAGTAAGACGATCAGAATTGCGTTTAGCACTAACGAATTCCTCAATGTCCGGATGGTCGACCCTGAGGACACCCATCTGCGCCCCGCGTCGGTGTCCCGAACTAGCGATGGTCTGGCAGATAGAATCAAAGATGCCCATAAAGGAGACCGGACCACTAGCTTGGCTATCGAGCGATTTAATTTTATCGCCTCTGGGCCTGATTTTTGAGAAGTCGTAGCCAATCCCACCACCTCTGCGCATTGTTTCAGCTGCTTCACTTGCTTTCTCCATTATTGTATTCATACTATCTTCTATAGTTCCTGATACAAAGCAGTTATAAGCTGTAGTTATTCGACTGCTTCCTATTGCAGATTGTACTCTACCAGCAGGTAGGAACCTCATATTACCTAATATATCTTTTAAACTAGATTTATGTTGATCGTCATCTGCCAAAGTTCTAGCTATTCTAGAAACCTTTTCATTAAATGTTTCGTCTTTCTGGCAGTATTTCATCTTATCTATTTCTATAGATATTGGCTTTGTTGGTCCCTCGTACGTCTGCATATTTATCTCCTAATAGTATATTATTGATCTCTAATAGGAGACACTACTTCTTCTTTTTACTTGCCTGTGCAGTTGCCATTGCTTTAGCTGTAGGAGCACCCTTTGCACCTTTCTTACGCATCTTTTCACCACGCTTACGCTTAGCATGTATGTTAGCCCATAATCCTTTTTTCATTTAGTTAATCCCTTCTGTTTCTCATATGTACGTAAACCACCTATACCTAACATGCCACCTAATATAGGTAACAATGTACCCATATCAAACTCAGGTAAATCAGGTAATGCTATACTAAATGTAGCTAATATAAATACTAACAAAGGTTGTAATATAAAATGATATGCAAAAGCTAATCCACATACCCATCCTATAAAAGGACGCCAACCACCTTTAAAAAACGATCCGCTAGCTGCTTCAGCTTTGTTAACTTCTATTTGTGATATAGCTAACTCTTGTGCATGCTTTGCACCCATTGTAGCTATCTCATGTGCTAATGCTGCTTTCTGATCTTTATCTTCTATAAACTTATCTAATAACCCGGTTACAGGTCCTATCAAATTATTTAATACCATATTACTTTCTCTTAAAACTATCGTTTAATGAATCAACTACGCTATCTATGTTAGGCTCTTGTCCATTAGGATCATACTTGCATCTGTATTCTGTAGGACACTGACCTTCAACAACTAATGTATACGTATCATTAGCACCTTTGTATAAACAAACTTGCTGTCCATTTTTAGCTTGCTTTCTTTTATATCTACGACAGGTAATATATTTAGGATCTTCTCGTATACCTAAACGTTTTTCTTGTTCCCATGTCCAGTCACTAAACTTTTTAAGAAAGCAAGTAAAACATTGTTTAATATTATCTGATTGTGCTATGTATATAACCTTACCATTAGTGCAAAGCCACTCAAAAGTTTCTTGTCCACCTTGTTTACGTATACATTTATCTCTAGTTCGATATCCACCATCCTCTGTCGACCCCCACAAGGGTAGTAGTAAACAGCACCAAAGCACAAATACCAACAATAATAACCACTGTAAGCGCGACATATCCAATAACCTTTTCTCTAAATATCTTTTTATCGTAAATTTCTTTTTGTCTGCGTTTACGTATCTGTCCTTCCATTCTTAATAGATCGTCCCAAGCAGCTGTACCGTGAGTAAACTTTATAAACTGCTGTAGTTCGTAGCGTTGTTCTTCTAATTTCTTTTTAGCTGTAAAAGCTTCTATTGCTTCTTGTTCTATGGATCCACCACCTAATACTTTACGAAACATTGTAGGATTCTTAGCAGACTTATGAGCTGCATCTACGTCTGATACTGCACCCATCCATCTAGACAGGTCTTGGCTCATAGCTTCTAAATCACGACCTGCCGCAAAGGCTCTTTTAATTCCATTAAATGCTGTACTCGCTACACCTAGTGCTGCGCTAATCGTTACTGGATCCATGCTTGTTTTCCTTTAGGTTTCTTCCCATACAAAACGGGTTTTATCCAAGCAGCCAACTTCTAATACTGTAGACTTAGGTTTTCCTAAAGTTTCAAAGTGATCTATTAAACTCATGTTAATAGCTTCAGCATTGAGATGTAAATACGCTTCGCATTTCTCTTTATCTTTAAACTGTATAGGTTTAAACTCTTGCGTAATTATTATATCTCCAAAGTTTATAACTGCATAAATAATAAATACTGCTATTGACTCCATCTCGGTCCTTTCTTATGTTATTATTTGTGTGAATATGCTTATTGTAAATGCGACATAACCACCTATTAAAGCGATTAATATCATTTCTAATCTATGTAAACGTTTTTCTAATGACTGCATGCGTGTATGCATAACAGCCATATCAGTTAATACTTGTTGTACCTGATCCTTATCCATTAGTCAGCATCCTTAATAGTCAGTTTACCTTCTTTTACTTGCTTAAGTATTTCTGCGTAGTGTCTGTTGTTTAGGTCTAGTGGTACAAACATTTTTTTACCATTTATTTCTGCTATAATAATTTTGTCAGAGTTTTCTACCTGTTTATCATATTGTGCTGATGTAATATTCATAAGTTTATCCTTTATCTTAATGTGCTCATGATGGTATTTCTGATTCTGCGGCTGCATGAATTTGTAAATTAGTATTATAAGCACCACCACCATTATCTCTAATAGCACACATTTTCTCAGAACTTGAATACAGTCCTGATGTTGGACCATCATAACCTGATTTTGCCCAGTTTCCGTTAGTAAAATAAGGATTGTACGTAGTTATAGTAGGAGTAGACCTCATAACTTCTTGAAACCACCATTGGCAAATGTTTTTATAAGCTGCATCTGAATAAGCAGGACCTGATATAGTACCTCCTGTTAATGCAGGGTCATGTTCAGCTTTTTGAGCATAAACAAAAGTTTTTTGATAATACCTTTGACACTTTCTTAATGTGACTTCAAAAGGCTCATGCTCAAACTCTGTTGGGTTCTGCCCTACTTCTAACTGAACACCTGTAAGGAAAAAAGTTCTTGACGTACTGTCAAGAAATGATGTTGTGCCACTGCCCACTCTATTATTGGAATTTGATATCCACGCATCTGAACTTATTGAACCACTTGTATAAGTACTTCCTGCGTGTAACCATATTCTAAAATCAAAACTCCTTGCATTGTCATTATCGAATGCACCTGTAGTATCAGGAGGAAAAGATAGTTCGACTCTTGACCAATCTGTTCCTACAGTAAATGTTTTAGATATTTGTCTTGAGTTATCATTATCCCATAACTCGCAAACATAAGTAGCACTTGCGTTACCTTTTACATAAAACGATACAGCAAAAGGTTTTGCATCTGACGTTCCTTTTGCAAAGCTTTGTAAGTTTTGACCTTCTATCCTCTGTGTAAGAAAAACATATTCTCCTGCCGCTATTGATGTGTCAGCAGTGGTGCAAGCAAATTTTAAACTATTTGCAAAACCGCTAGGTGCAGAACTGTCTTGACTCTGTGTTAAAGCACCAGACGTATTAAAATATGTTCCCCATCTATCGCAAGTATTATAACCATCATAAGCACCACTACCACCTAATCCTGCAGCTGAAGTTGCCCTCTGAGCCACGTTCATTGCACCATTGATGATGATATTCCTGTTTACTCCACCACCACCTGCGTTGATGTTGCCTATAAGGTTTGCTAATTCTGCCGCTTTGCTCATGTTGTTATCCTATGATGGTTCCTCTGGGAAATCAGATTCATCTATTCTTGGACTATTAGGCAAAAACTTTGGAGTGACTGTTTTTGTTAAATCTCTAAGAGCTTGTCTATATGTAGCCCACTCTGCTTTCTTTGTGTCTGATAATGGACTATCGTTAGCCTGTGTCCAATCACTGTTTTTTAACTTTCTGTTTCTTAATATTCTAAAGTGTCTTAGTTCTATTGACATATCATTACCCTACTAAATATCCACAAAAAGTGGAATAAAGACCATATACATCTGCACTTCCTGCTCCAGTAACTTGTATATAATCACTTGCTGAAAGACTTGTAACTGTTATACCTGTTGCCGTATTATCTATTGCTGCATCTTCCGAAGCTTGTGTAAATTGTGCTGTGCTTGAACCTACCGTTAAGTCAGAACCATTTTTTCTAAATTTAAATGCTGATGTTGTGTCACTATTGTGCGTATATATACTAAAAGCAAAATAATAAGTTCCTGCAACTGGAGCTACAAATCTGTTTGTGCCTGTTACAAAGTCACCACCAGTATCAAAACAATCACCAGATGACACATCATTAAATGTAACAACATCATTATTAGTTACTGTAGTCCACCCATTATTAGCGTAGGTTGCAAGAAATGCAGGTCTATTGGGTTCAGTAATACGTCCACTAGAATCAATAGACAAAGCCGTATTAGAGTTCGTTGCGTCTTGTATGGTATTTACTTTAAG